GTGTCCAGTTGTTGAGAATGCCATTCACTGTCAAGTTTAGTTTCACAGGTCGGGCAATGACCCTGTTCATAAAGGTCAATCTTTTTCTTTAAGTATTCAATCTCATGCTTAAGTTTACTAGCCTCGCTTCTAGAATCTTCATAGGTTTCTTTAAATTCACCAATCTCTCCTGTGATTTGATCCTTATCTACCTTTAACTCTTTAATTTGCCCATTAAGTTCTACTAGTTCAGATTTTAATTCTTCGATTCTCTCTTTATTTTTTTGAGAAGACTCTTCAAGTAGTGTATTTAATTTAGAACGAACTGACTGAATGGAATCCATAATTTGGGTCAATTCTGACTCATATGAATTAATATCGATTTTAATGTTTCTTCGTTCTTCCTTAATTTTTTGTTGCATCTCATTCAAAACCGAGAAACCAAACATCTTATCGATGATTTGTTTTTTATCACTATTACTCATTGTCAAAAAGGACTTAAAGTCATTAATTGACAAGATTATAATGTTCTTAAATACATGGTACGGGATGCCATATACCTCTTCTTCAAGGTATTCTTGAACGCTCTTCTTACCAGCTTTATCAAATTCTACACCATTTAATTTAACCGTAAACACACCAGGATCAAGACCTCTTTCAATATCAACATCAATTGATCCACATCTTAATTTAATCTGAACCCAAAGCTCACGATTAATCCTATTAGGCAAATCACCTAACTTAACTCCTTCAACTTTACCATACAATGCGAAAATAATTGCATTGGCAATCGTTGTTTTTCCATCTCCATTCTTTCCAAGTGTCAAGAAAAGTTCAGAATAATCCTTTTCAAATTCGATTGTTTGAACTTTATTTCCGTAGCTTGCAAAATTTTTAAATGATATTGAATCTATTCTCATCTATCAATGTCATGATTATATGCACATAGGTCATGCAATTGTTTTAATTTATATTTGAGCCTCTGTTTTGTTTCATCGTCGTAATTTAGATTATCAACGTAATTATCACATAGGTTCAATATATTGTAGTTTTTATAGATTTCTTCATCTAAATCATGAAAGTCCTTATCTATAATATCGTCATCTTGATAAATGTTAGGCTCTAATCTTCGCCCAATATTTTGAATTTTGTTGATTAATTGGCCAAGAGAATTAGAAGCTGCTATTTTACTTGGTACGAAAAGGTCAACAAAATTATTTTCAATCTTCCTCTTAAATTCACCTAGGGGTACATCATATAACTTTGTAATGTTATACTTCAAGAACTTTGGTGATATGTTATTAGGAAAGAAAGTTTCTTCCATGTTGTCTAAATCAACCAGGTCAAACCCCTTTTGATTACCTCTATCCGATCTTGTTAGTTCATATGGAGTTCCAACCATTAACAACTTTTCCTTTTCTTGTCGATAATGAATATGTCCACTATAAACTCGAGTATACTTACGATATGTTGAAGGTCGGGTACCATGGTCATTCTTAACCTTTTCATTAAGATAGAGACCACTAACTTCTGAATGACAAAATACTATTTCTGCATTTGGAAACTCTGCAAGTGTCTCAACTTCATGGTCAACATCACGTCTCCATGGCATCAATAAAACTTTTCTTCCATTCCAATCAAATTGTCGAGGTTCTTTATATACCTGTACATTTGGAATCCATTTCAAACTATCAATTGAGGAAACTTCATTACTTTTCTTAGCCCAAATATCATGGTTACCTACGATGATATGAACTGGCAAAATTTCACCAAGTCTCTCAAAGATTTCAACTGCATAGTTTAGAACCTTAATATTAATCGATTGTCGATTATCAAAAGTATCTCCTACCTGTACCAAGATGTCTCCTGGTTTTACGTTCTTTTTTAATGTTGGTATGAATAGGTTCTCAAAGAAGTCTTTTTGAATCTCAAGCCATTCTTGTGAGTTAGCTCGAACTCCAAAATGAAGATCACCAAGAATCCAAATTCTTTTTACACCATCATTTAAATTGCCATCAATCATTAGAATAACTTCTTAATATTTTTACGACCTAAAACACCGGTCTTTAGGTCAAGTTCTTCAATTAAGTCCTCTTTATATACATTTGAAAGAGAATTATAGAACTTAGTTGGGTTAATATCAAAATAGGTACACATCTCACTAAAGATGTCGATTCTACTATAGTTCTTAACCATTTCTTCAACAACATATCCATATACGTCGTTAATTTCAACCTTCTTTAGTTTTGTATTTCTACCGTGTTCATCAATTTCATTAAATTCCTTAAATCTAGAGTTCATTACTAACTCATGAATTTGATTTGCAATTAAATCATAATGAATCTTTTCCTCTTCTGATTTGCTATCTACCCAACTTGGGTCTAGATTAAATGAAAAGTTTGGTAGAATCTCAAAATCTGGAGATTCAAAGTTATTGTCAAATATTTTATCTCTTTCTATCATATTCCGTGTAGATTACTGTTTGTTATTTCATCAGTTTCAATTAACCGCATATAACTCCAGTTAATGTTTAGCTTACATTTTGTTCCTTTACCCTCTCCATCTCTCATCTTTAAGATTTTGAGCCAATATTCATCACTTGCTCGCATTAGGTCATCTTGAATAATACCAAACATAACATCAGCAGTGTGAGAAAGGCCAGCAGATTCAGCAATATCGCTCATTGTTATATCACTTGAATTATAACCACTTCTTGTAATCTGTGTTGCTGTAACAATTAACCAATCATGTCGTTGACCCATTGCTCTTAAATCTTCTGCAATTTGTTTAATCTTTAAGTAAGTATTCTCACTATTTGGATTACGATAATTTGCTAAGATGTTAATGTAGTCAATTACGACTGCTCCGATTTTGATCTGCTTTTCTTCCTCAAGTTGAGTTATATATGCATCAATGTCAAGTACAGTTGCTTGTGAAGTTGGCATTTGCTTAATGAATAGCTGACCTGGTGGGGTAAATCCATCTCCAACAGTTTCAAGTCTTCTTTTAATATGTTCATGATTTTTTGCCTTTTCAGCATAGTCATTAATATCTATTGAAAGTAGATTTGAACCAATACGCTTTACAAATTTATGAGCTGCCATTTCTGCTGTAATTACAACAGTGTTAACTCCCATTTTTACAAAACTTGCAGCATCATTTGCCAAGTAGATTGACTTACCAATGTTTTGCTCCCCAGCATAAACTACTAGGTTGCCGCCTTTATCATAACCTCCTCCAAGAACTCGATCGACGAAGTTATAACCAGAGCTAACTTTTTCAGCCTCTTTCTGGTTGTGATCTTCTGCATTAAAGAAATCTAGACCAAGATCAGAATTAAATGTAATATTATTACGATCATTGATTAACCCTTTTACTTTTTGAATAATACTATCTGCATTCTCAGGTGTGACCTGTGTTGTTTTAATAAATTCAATAGTATCAATCAAAGAAGTATCGAACGTTCTCCATTTGATCCAGGATTCAGCTGTTGAGGTCAACCATTCTTCATCATATTGTGCTAGGTCAACGTCAAAGATAACATCAAGAATACCGTCTGTAATCTTTTCTTTTGCTTTCTTATAGTTTTGTACTAGAAGTTTAATTTGATCCTTTCCAGGAGTTTCATTAAACTTAACATAGAACTTATTCGCAAGATAGCTTAGAATGTCGATCTCTTCCGAAGTGTAATATCCGGTTTTGATTGATTGTAAGTACTTGGGTTTCTCTAATGATAGCCGAAAGAATATTTTTTCGAAGTCTTGTCCGAACTGCATATTAATCTTATTTAAAAGTTATAGATCGGATTAATCTTCTGTTTCTTCTATTAATTCTTCATAGTCGAATTCAACTTCAGTACTATAATTAAATAGAGGTTTAATTTTCTCTTCAATTTTTTCAAGAACCTCTTGAGTAAATACTTTTTCAGTAAAGAATTCATTATTCGGTACGGTTTCATCAAGGTGCTTACAGATCCAGTTACGTGCTGTTTTCTTAGGAATCTTTTCACCCTTTTCAATTACACCTTTAGTAATACCAATATCTTCCCAGTCGATGTACTGCTCTAATCCAACATATCTATTCATACCTTCACTAAAGTGTAAGTGGAATTTGATTGGATTTGGTTTTGCAAAACGATTCTTGTTTGGTTTCGCGGTAACAATAATACCTGCCTTTTCTCCGCTAGAATCTTTAAGTTGAGCCTTGTTTAAGAATAGGACAATCGATGCTGCATATTCTGGTCCAGTACCACCACCTGCAACTTGACGACTAATAAAGTCCTGTGTTTGGTATGTGTGGTTTGTGAACAGGAATGGAATTTTAAGGTCAGCAAGGGGAGTCATAATAATACGGAAGATTGACTTCAAGATCTTTGAACGAGTCATATCACTCTTTTCAGAACCACTAACTGCGTCGTCAATCTCCTTTTGAGTTGCAAGGTTACCAGCTGAATCAAGAATAATCATCATCTTTGGAAGATTTGCACCACCTCTTTTAGCTTCTTGCATTCTCTTCGTAATTGTAGTTACTGAAGATCTAAACTCTTGTACTGTATTAATTGGTTGGTAGTTAACTTTATCCGTATCAATACCAAACTTTTTCATTAAATGTTTATCAACTGCCGCTTCTGAGTCATAGAAGATCACACTGTAACCCATATCGATTGCTCTACGAATAGAATTTAAGATCAAATATGTTTTACCGGTACCTGAAGGTCCGGCAATTGAACAAGATCTATTATTTGGCCATCCACCGAAAAGACTACCACTAACACAAGCATTGAGATGATAATTGCCGGTGTCAATCCACTCAGTAACATCACTAAAACTTGAATTCGACATAACTGAACCAAGAGGGTTCAAGCTAGCTAGTTCAGCATTAATGTCATCAAAACTAAATTCTTTATTTTTTGCCATAATTTTTAAATATTTTTTTGTCTTTTTCTCGGAGTCTTTTAAGCTGTTCCATAAGCTCGTTTGCTTCAGCATTAAGATCTTTCATTTGATCCTGTAGCGCTGCAAGTTTAGAATGAATCGCTTGGTATTCTAATACGATTTCTTTCTGTTCTGTTGTTAGACTATCAATCATTTTTTAACCTCTCCAAAAATGTTTATTTGGCCTGAAAGTTGTTCGTCAGCTAAGCTTTCACTTTGTTGCTTTTTCATATTCCAAACCAATTTTCTAACTTTGTCTCCAAATTCTTGATTATTTGGAGTCTCTCTTTCTAACTTGATTAATAATTCTCTTAGTTCATTTTCCATAATTAAAATAGTGCTGAAGCATAAATTAAATTAGTATCTAGAGTCTGAAGTCCAATTGCCTTTAATACACGGTTAAGCGGATCGATCATTGACTTTTCAAATTGAGTGTCATAATCTACTGGAGGAGCAAACTCATAAGGATGTTCGCTTGGCATATATGCAAACATATCGCTTATATTACCTTTCACATGATAGATTTTTAATTTTTCACCGTTACCAATCAGTTTATACTTGTTTTTGTATTTTTTGTTATTATTTAATAGGTAATTATAGAATCCTGCTGCTTTTACATTCGGTGGACATTTTGATCCAAACTGGAGTTCAATTTGGTCATCAACAATATACTTTTCAATATTATTAGTTCTCTTATTAAACGCAGTATCATCGACGTCTGCTAATTGAAACTCTTTCTTTGCCTGCTTCATGAAATTTACTAATTCCTGTAAGTCTTCAGCAGTTGGCTTCTCATGCTTCTTGAATAAGATTTTAAGTGCTTCATTTAATTTGCCCCTAACAAATGTTGGCGTAGATGATTGGATAGTATCGAAACCAATTGTCTTAATCTTCTTTAAGGAAGGGTGACGATCTGTCGATTCAAGTTTATCATCCCATGCAATATTTTGAATGTACTTTTTCTTACTCATCCAAATACCACCATATGCTATCGTCTCAAGCTCAAACATTAGGTAATTATCAGTGTTTCTCTTCTCAGCATACTTTTCCATTGCCTTAACGATATAGTCCTTTAGTCTAAAATCATATAATTCAATAATAAAAGTATCAATTGTAAGAGGTTCTCCTAACCACTCAATTGAATTATACATTTCTTCAAACTGAACATAACAAGAATCAGTATCGATGTAGATTACAGAAGGTTTCTCAAGTTTGTGCTTGACTTTAATATTGAACCTTTCATGAACTGCGCTATCTTTGTGAAAGAACTCTTGAAAGTATTTGTTTAAGATTGCTTCCGAATAGAGAATTGCATCTTGGCCTTGTAGAGTAATCGACTCGGCCATGTCGATATTAAAGAAGTGAAACCACTTGTTACCGAATGCACCATAGATAGAGTTCAAAGTTACTTTTACAGCTTGTTCATATGCAGTATACTTAGCAGAAAGCTCCTCATAATGATTTATAAGGAGTTCTGCTTCGTCTTTGCTTAGCTGATCGGTTGGCTTATTCTTTAACTCTTCTATGTTCATATTAAGCAGTTTGGCAAGTAGAAACAGTTAAAAGAGTTTCGCTATCTTTTGATGCGAATACTACCTTTGAAGAAGAAATGTAAACATTTTGCTCTTCTTTATCAAGTAGGTTTAAGTACTTTTTATAAACTGTTACATCACCATTGCCGTTGCTTTCTGGGTTAATTACAACGTTGAATGATTTACCTTTAACATTTACACCGCTACTGCTAGAGTTAATTGCAAATGTTTCATCTTTATCAAGATTAAATAGATTCTTAACTTTACTAATTGAATAGGTGTCTAATTCAAAGTTAAATTCACTACCATCTTTTGAGAAGATTGCTTCAATTTGTTCTTGTGTAAGATCTTTAAAACCAAGAGATGGTTCAGAACATGCAAGTGTAATTTCAAGTTCGTCATTAAATAGACGAAGTGTTGAAGCTACTAAGTCTTCATCATTTTCAATGAATTCAATTTCACCTTTAATGGCATCACTATCAAAGTGCTTAATTGCATCAATAACCTTAGATCCATCAAAGAATGCAATCTTCATCTCTTTATCTGTGTCTGGAGAAGATGCAAGTTTAAAAATAACATCAGTGTTAACTGCATGATACTTTACTGCATCTCTTTGCGGAAGATAAACCGCTGAAGTAATACGATTCTCATCCATTTTCATGTAGATGAATGAATCAATTAATTTAACACGATTGATGAAATCTGTCAATGCATGTTGGTCAACTCGATCAATTACTAGTTTCATATTTTTTTATTTGTTTAAAGAATTTAGAGGTTATATGTTGACTAATCAAACTGTTTCACATAAAAAAGCCAGGGAGTAGCGAATTCCCTGGCTTAAACTCTAAAAAATAGAGATGTTTTATTTTATCGTTGAATATGCTTCAAACCATTCAGGTGTTGAAATAACCTTGTCTGTTGCTCCAGTTCCGTCGATGTTGATTTGAATTAATCCTCCTTGTTTCTGGATAGATTTCCAAAATTTCTTTAAAACTCCGATTTCTTTATATAAATCTTGATCAAATTCAAGAACTTCAATTCCAGTAATATTTTCTGCGTCAAAAGGTCTAAGATAAGAATGTCGACCGGATCCAACTGCATGTGTTTTTTCATCTCTACCCATTTCTATTCTTGAGTAGACAACTCCAAAATAATTTACATTTGTAAGTTCAGATACCTGAAGAGTCTTAGCTTTTTTATATTTATTTACAAACTCTTCTGCTGAATAACTTGCTTCATTAACAAATTGCTCAAATAATTTAACGTGTTTCATTTTGCTAATTTTTTTTACTTATTATATATCTAACAAATTTCTAAAAAAGCCAGGGAGTAGCGAATTCCCTGGCTAAAATCCGTTAACGATGTAACGGTCCTAAAATGTGGTCCTATTTCATACCACTGGATTTATATTATTCTGATTGGTTTTTTGTATCTATACCCATTTTCTATCTTTTCTATATGTTTTGGATAAGGAAGATTATGAGTTGATTTAAAAATACCATCGATAGGTTCATATTTATATTTATGTACTTCTCCTAGTCTTTTAAAAGTATTGTGATATTTATAAACTTCTAATTGAATGTTATTATAAAATCCTTTTTTCATTAGATCTACTCTCCACAATGAAGTAATATATGAAAGATCAATAAATATATTAAGTTCAAATCCAATAGAAATTATTTGTCGCATTACTTCTTTAATCTTGTCTGGTTCATATTCACCAATCATAAACATATCAATGTCCCAACTATCCCAATCCTCTAATAATCCACCAGCAACATATACCTCAAAATCATTAACATATTTAACTTTATTTTTTATTTGATAGATTAAAAATTTAAAAAGTTCATGATCCTGATTAGGAATAGAATACCAAACATCTGACGAAAATTCAGCATATTTGATATTTCCTTCCCATCTTAACAAATTTTTATATAAATTATCCATCACAACTTAAACAATCTGGATCCGTTGCTCTGGTTGCAATGTCTCCTCGTAAAACGCTCTCCGTTCTCATGTAATAGAGTGTCTTTATACCTTGATCGTATGCTTCAAGGTGAACTTGGTTAATAAACTTAGGATCCGCTGTATTTGGGAATGCTAGGTTTAATGAAACTGCCTGGTCAACATATTGTTGTCTAACTCCAGCTTGACGTACCAATTCCATTTGATTGATTTCCTTAAATGTTCTAAACACATCTTTCATTGGAATAAAATCTTTCATGTCCTCTTCAGACAATTCGTCTTTATGAATTGGCATGCCCTCTAATTCTCCATGATTTACATAGTAGTTATCCATCCAATCAATTCCTTGAACACTTCCACCGTCTTCTAGTATTTTATCCCAAGTATCTTTTGTGTTTTTACCAATCATCTCAAGTGCTTTCTCGAGTGTATTATTCTTACGGATAAATGTTCCTTTTGCAGTTTGCTCAGTAAATACATTCGCCGCCCATGGTTCAATACCTGGAGAAACATTACCACTTAATTTACTATTAGAAACTGTAGGAGCTACGGCTCTAAGGTGAGTGTTACGCATTCCAGTACCAACACACCATAGTGGTTCACCATATTCCTTTGCCATATCACGGCTTGCCTTTTCGCTTTCGGTCTTTAATTCACTAAAAATCTTACGAGTTTCAAACTGTGCAGTTAGCCCTTCAAATGGTATATTTCTGTCCTGTAGATAAGTGTGCCATCCTAGAACTCCAAGTCCTAGTGCTCTTCCCTTTTCTGCTGAACGGACAGAGTTCTCAAATCCTCGCATGTATTTTGCCTTCTGGATAAATTCTTCAAGAATACCATCAAGGAACCACGTTGCTGTATAAATTAAGTCTGTGTCCTTCCACTCATCGTATTTTGCAATATTTAGTGAACTTAAACAACAAACAAATGAGTGATTTTCATCAGTATGTAATGCAATCTCAGAACAAATGTTAGTCATATAAACTTTTAGACCATTGTTCTTGTAAGCATCTGGATTTGCATTGTTTACATTACCTTTAAACATGATATATGGCTCTCCAGTTGCTCTACGCTTTCTTAATAAAGCAGCCCATCTTTTACGCGCTTCCTTATCTCCCTGTTTGATTTTGTCCATAAAACCGTCAGGGACAACAACGCATTGGTGTAGATTAAGAGATTGTCTATTTACATCTCCTTTTGGTTCACGAATTTCTAGCCATTCCCAGAAATCTTTGTGTTCAATATCAATGTTTACTGAAGCTGCTCCTCTGCGAACACTACCCTGATTAGTTGCTAAAATTGTTGAATCGTAAATCTTACAAAATGGAACTACACCATCACTTGTACCATTACCACGAATCTTAGCTCCGGCTGGTCTAATTTGGTTAATTCCGATACCAACACCGCCTCCATGTTTTGCAAGTAGCATCATTTCTAAATTCTTTGCACCAATGTCGTGGATTGAATCGGCAACATCAATACCAAAACAACTGATTGGTAAACCACGTTCAGTTCCAGTATTTGAAAGTACCGGAGAAGCAAGATTTAACCAGCCCTTCCAGATATAGTCAAAGAATTTACTAGCCATCTCAGGTTTTTGTAGCCTTTTAGCAGAGGTAGTAGCAACTCTCCAATATGCATCTTTTGGTGTTTCACCCTCTAAAAGATAGCCATTACTAATTGTTTTTACATAAATTTCAGTGTTGGCCCATGTTGGAAAGTCTACTCCGAGTTCCCATCCTAAAGCCTCACCATGATTAATACCATCGGTGCCTTCGCTCATTTTCTTATCATTTTTTTTAAAAAAGTTAATCATTAAAATAGTTGTTTGGGATTAAAATATATCGTCTTCGTCCCAGTTTTCATCTTCTCCTGCTTTTGAGTAATCAGTCGGTCTAATTGCAAAAAAGTCAGTATGTGTAGTTCCTCCAGTTAAATGATAGAACCAATCAAGCTCAGATGCTTTATCTTCATCGTACTCCATAAATGGACCCTCAGAATAGCCAAGCTCTGCAACTTTCTCATTAGCTCTTTTAAGAATAAAATGCTTCAAATCATCAGCCTTCAAATTTTCAAGGTCACCCATTTCAAACATCTTATCAATGAACTTATGTTCCATTTCAACCATTAATTCAGCTGCTCTAATAACATCGTCCTTTACCTCTTCTTTTAATTCAGGATATTCTTCACACATGTGTCGGAATAATTGACATCCCATTCTACTATGTAAAGATTCATCTCTTACTGACCATTTCATCTGCTGACCGATCCCTTTAAGAAGGTTACGCATCTGAAATGAATACAAAACTGCAAATGATGAATATAGTGAAACTCCTTCAGCAAAAGCAGAGAAGATTGCTAGTGATCTGGCTACCTGTTTTCTAGCCTCAGAACTTTGTGCTAAGTCTTCATGCGTCCAATCCGCTTCAACTGATGTTAAGTGTTCAAATTTATCAGCAGTAGCTGGTTCATGAAGGAAAGCTGTAAAATCCTCAAGACCTAACGTTTCATTTAAATATGAGTAAGCCGTTGCGTGAATTGTTTCTTGTGAGCCAAACATCATTGCCATCTGTTTGATCTCATGTTTAGGAAACCATTTAGTTACCATACCTGTCCAGTAATCTGAAACAGCACATTCAGTTTGAGCAAAACCTAATAGGATGTTACCAACAAGATTTTTTTCATGCTCTTTCATCCTTTCATTCCAATCTTTGACATCTCCTTGCATAGAGATCTCAGTGTGGAGCCAAAATGCTTGCGCCTGTTTGAGCCAACCTTCAGTATAATAAATTGAATATTCAAATGGTTTAAATTCTATTCTTTCTTGAAATAATGACATAATACTCTTATAATACCTATTTTTTTAGACTAAAAAGGGTCTAAATCTCCATTTAGACCCTTTGTTTGCTAGTTGTTTTTTATATATCAAGCTATCTAAAGGGAGTGGTTAAATTTTACTTAAATTTTTTTTTAAGTTCATGTGCTTTTTCATAGTATTCATATGATGTCTTTTTGTAATCTTTACGTTGAGCGTACAGGTCACTGAGGATCTTTTTCAGGATAGAGTCCTCTTTTGAATAAACTACACCATTCTCACAAACAATTTCATCTGGATTCTTTCTACGTTCTTCGATTTGATCTTTTGGTATCATATCAATATAAGCATCCGGAGAGATATTAAATTGTCTCATTACTGAAGGATATAGTGATGCAAAGTCAAATGCACTTACACCAGAATAATATCCAACGATTGGTTGTTTTACAAAAGCACCGGCATATTTACCATCTTTTTTGCCCTCTTCTCGGTTATAATCAACGCCAATTTTACGATTCATTTCAGCCAGTTTACGAGCCATTAGTGCTTCTGTTACCGCAACTGGAGAAGCTGCTTTATAAAGTGGCATTTGTGTGATTGTTGCAAGAGTCAACAGTACTTCCATTGACTTTAGCTTTTGGTCAATGTAATAAACAAGAATTGAATCGACAACGTTATAATAAATGTACTTAACAAAATCATTTTCATATAGATCTTGTAAGCCTCCAGTGTATTTGATCTTTGCAACATCAAGAACTTGACCGGCTACAAAATCAAGTTTGTTTGATTCTTTTACCTTTACGCTTCGATCATACTTATCATAAAGTTGCATGTAATCAAGAATACCCATATGAAGTGGTCGACTATCATTACTATCAAGAGATCCTGTAACTGCAACTTCAGTTAAATCAATTTGAAGTCTTTTACATCGATTAACAATATATTGCCAGTCATAATTAATAAAGTTCCATCCTGTCATCATTGGGAACTTGGGAAGAAACTTGTGTAGGAATGTGTACAGCATATTATACTCATCCTTAAACTTATAATAACTAAACTCCCAATCTTGATCGTAGTCTTTAAAATGCTTATTAGTGTCCTCTTCAATCTTTTTGATTTTATCAGGGGCCATATCTTCAAGACCTAATACAATTACCTTTCTCTCTGGTGTAACAATAGAGAATGAAAGTATTCTTGTTTTAGCATCTTCGGGTTTTGGGAAACCATCAACAATCTCAGTCTCAATATCGACAAAGTATGTACGTGGAACATTAAAGGCAAAGATTTCTTCACGATCACTTTCAGGTAAAGAATCCATAAAATAGACAAGCGAGAACTTGTTAAATGATCTCGCTCTTTGTCTTTTAATTGGGCGTTCATCCCAATTCTTGAAGGTATTATCCTTCCACTTATCTTTATCTTCAGTGACTACCCAATTTTCAAATTGACTGACTGGGTATCTTTTAAACGCTACTTTGCCCTCTTTATTATAGTATGATACAATTACTTCTTGGTCTCTTTGTTCTATATCTAGTAGCATTCAGTTTATTTTTATATGTACTTGTTATATTTGAGAATCTTGAGATGTTTCCACTCGGTCGTTTAAATATTTAGCAATAATATGAGCTGCTTTATAATTAGTTGCCAAGGGAACATTATGAACGTCACATAATCTCATCAACATTGAAATATCAACATCATGTGGGTGTTTATCAAGAGGGTCCCTGAAAAAGACTACTGCATCCATTTCTCCACGAGCAACCATTGCTCCAATTTCCGCATCACCTCCAATAGGACCACTATTAACACACTCTACCTTTTCAACACCAGCATGTAAGATACTGGATCCTGTTGTTCCGGTCGCTACAATCTCTACGTCTTTCCGATTAAAAAAATCTAATCTTTTCATCACAAAGGCAACCATGTCTGCCTTTTTACCATCATGTGCTATTAGTGCTATTTTCATTTATTGTTTTTTACCATTTTGATTCTCCATTTATACAAACCATTTCGTCTACCACCGTTTCCCTACTATTCTCTTTTGGTAGTTCAGGGCAAAGTACATTTCTCACAAAGTCTTGTGCCTCTTCAAGAGTCTTGAAAGTGGTTCTATTTTTATATTCAGTATGTTTAATGTCTTTCCAATAAGACCACCATAAGGACTTTTTCCACTCTTGTATGTAATAATACTCATGTGAGACATTTCCATTCTCGTTAAAGTATTCGTAGTGTTTGATTAAAAAATTTGCTTGTTGTTTCATGCTAAAAATTTTAAGATTTTATCCTTTACTCCACTTTGTTTGATACCTTCATTGTCCCGTGGAGTCCAAACAAAGTTTTCAAGACCCCAATCCTCTCGGTCAAATGGACCATAACTACTATTTTCAACATGAACGCCCATATGTAGGTCATCAATAGCAACCCAATGAGTAACCTCTGGGTGGTCTCTTAACCATCTTTTAATCTCAAAGTGGCGTTGTTGTTCAAGGTCTTCATTACGGTTCCATGGAAACTCACCGTGTGGTTTAATGAATCCTTCTTCAACCCAATCGGTATAGTGAAACCTTTCGGTAATGCCAATCGGTCGCTTAATAATACCCTGAGACTCGTAGTAATCACCCAGCTCTTCCAGGTTTGCGTGAAGTCTCCAATCTGATGATACTACTATCTCCGCTCCTGTTTCCTCTAAGATTGAGTTAAGTACCCCAATGGCCTTCTTATCAAAGTTATCAAAACGCACTTCAACTGGCCCATTGTCACCAAAGCCCTTACGTGGATTGTCTTCGGTAAAAAAAGACTTTTGCTTCTTGAACCTACTGCCCCAGTTATTTGAGAGGCAAATTACACCGTCATTGTCTAAGAAAATTACTTTCATGTTTCTTATATGTTAGAAGTTACACTTGTTTCCTAAGCTAATATAAACAAAAAAGCCGAGACTAAAAAATCTCGGCTTAAATTATTTTAAATAATGTAAATTAATCAAGTGTCATTTCAAAGGGTAAATCACTTGGTTCAAAGTAACCTTCGTCTCCGTGTAGACCATACCATTTTCTACCATCTGTAAAGTAGAACCAAGTACGTGCCACATCATGAACCACTTTAAATGGTCTCTGATATAATTCAAACTTTATTGGTTTAGCAGTACCTCTAGCTAAATACTTTAAAACTGGAACACCATCATCCCATGTTTTAGTCGTAGTAGTAGCCTTAATGGTGGCTGATTTACCTTTTAGTTTTGCAGTGTATAATTCTCCGCTAACTTCATCTGCAAGAGTGATTGCTGCATCAGAATCCATTTCATTAATAAATGATTCAAATAGTTTGATGTGTTTCATTTTCTTACTCTTTTATTTAAGGTCCATTCTAACCTTGAACTTTCTATCCTTAATAATAGCATTCATTTCGTTAGAAAGGTGGGCTAAGATTTCCATTTGAGCATTTCTTGCTGCTTCATCAACTGAATCTTCAGCCATGTCCTCTTTGAATTGATTCCAGTTAACTTTAGTCTCATGATACCATTGACCGAAAGCATCTATCAATTCAGTTGCCGGTACATCAAGACTTGGTAGTTCAATATATTCTTCATTCATTTTAGATTCAATTAAGCTTTCATTTACAAAGCTCTCAAAATTCTTTAGATGTTTCATCTTTTTACGTTTCTTTTTATATTCTTCTTCTGCATCGCCTTGTCCTGCAGGAACATCACCAGAGCCAGTAGTTGTGGACGTTGGTAATTTAATTGGTCCCATTCCGCTGATATTACTAGGTGTGACATTTTCTACAACCTCTGGAAGTCCTTCGTGTTTCGTTTCTGCAAAATCCTTTAATTGTTTCAAGGTCATGCCATCGACTAGGTCTTTTACCTTATCTCGGTAATCAGCGTCAACGTCAGAAAGTTGCATATCGCCTTTCTTGACTGCGTATGCAACTCCCATTAATCGTTGTTGTGTTTTACTAGTGCTTGGCATCTTTTAATGGTTTTTAATTACCAAACGTAATCCATCTTTTCAATTTTAGAGATTCTATCTTTAATCGACTTAGCGTAATTTTTTACTTCTCTAGCGTAGTAATTGGTAGGATATCCAGCCTCTTCTTCGCGCTTTGCTTGATTTGTATAGTCTACATATCTGTTAAAGTCATCTAGAAGATTTTGCATTGCGTTTGAAGCATCTCTTAGTTTAATCTCGCGGCCTTTAGGATCCTTTCCGATGATAACATCTCCGTACTTTCCTTTGTTACCAGCAGCTAAACCATCTTTAATTTGTGCAGTAACAACATCAATTGCTTTTAGAACTTCTGCATCAACTGGCATTGCAGCAGCTCTGTCTGCTAAAATTATATGGTATCTGTCAAGGTTTTCTTTCTTAAAGTCTTTATCATTTTTGAATGCAACTGCTCCTTTTTTAGCAGCAGTTCTTTCATCTCTCTTTGCTTCTGTTGAATATCTTGCTCTTAAAATATCTAAGTCTAGAACATATGCTCTATCTGCAAGTTCAGCAACTTTAGATAAACTTGAAATACCTGAACCCCAAGTATCATTAGCTGCGCTTTTTCCAAAACCAGCTCCGTCATTTCTCTTAGTTTTAGCTAAACTTTTTGTTCTTTCTTTAGACCAACGACCTGACCATTCTGCAGCTAACCATTCGTTTGAACCATCAGTTACTCCAAGTAGAGTATTTGCTGGAATCGTTGTAACTCCCCAAGAATTTTTACCAGCATATGGGTTTGGTTTTTCATTTGTTGTAAAGTATAGATAAACTGCCTTGTTTCTCTTTTCTTTTCTAGCCTGCTCTGGATCCATTTCAATAATATCAACATCTTGAATTTTATCTAGTTGGATTTTAGCCATTTGGTAAAAAGCCTTAGCAAAGTCTTTAGGCATTGAACCTGCGCCTGTTAAGATTGATTGTAACTTCATTGAGCCAAATGCCTCATTAACTAACTCTTCAGATTCTATAATAGACTCTTTAATACCTAAAAAGTCTGCGGCTGCTGCTTTTAATTCATCATATGTGTACTTTCCTGAAAGAGCATCATCTAAAATAGTTCCAGACTTTTTACCACCAGTTGCATAAAGCGATACGTGGTCAAAACCTAACCAGTCTCCACCTCCAAACTCATCCTTTGGATTCAAACCAAGATCGGTTGAAAGTGTAAATGAAAGTGATTTTCTTCCTAAGAATTGGTCATTGTAACCTAATTTTCCAGCCTTTACATAGGCTGCTGGGTTTACAGCTTCATTAACTGACTCTTTAATACCTAAGAAGTCTGCAGCAGCTGCTTTTAATTCATCATATGTGTACTTTCCTGAAAGAGCATCACCTAGGATAGTTCCAGTCTTTTTACCACCAGATGCATAAAGTGATACATGGTCAAAACCTAACCAGTCTCCACCTCCAAACTCGTGTTTTGGGTTTAAGCCAAGATCCATTGAAAGTGTCTTAGAAAGAGATCTTCTTCCTAAAAATTGATCGTTATAACCTAGTTTACCAGCTTTAATAAAGGCTGATGCATTAACTGCTTCATTTACATTCAATAGTTCATTTTCTACAAATGAATTAAATGATTCATGTACGAATGTGTTTTTCATATCTTTATTTTCTTTTTCTTTAATAGTTACTGGGTATGTTTTACCATCAAACTCAAATTCATCTTTACCCTCGTCTTTGGCTTTTTTGGCAGCGGCAACAAATGCTCTACCCTCTTCGATTGTAGATTCTTCAAGTTTTTTAGCAGCTAGTTTAGGATCCTTTTTAGAAACGTTATCTAAGTAAGAACCATCTCCCCAAAACATAACAACTTTATCAGTTTCTGTAGTTGAATACATGCCTGGTTTATAAACTGCTATGTTTTTTAGTTTTTTATTAGAAGCTATAGTTTTCTTCATGAAGTCGATTGCTTGCGCCTCAGTTCTAAACTTTTTCATTGCACTTACACCATCACTATAAATCACTTCGTAGTTTTCAGTAACCGCTGATTCTTCAATATATTCAGCTAGATCTGGATCTGCCCAACCATATTCTTCATCAGCTAATACCTTTTCAAGATCTTTTCTCTTACCTTGCATTGTGATAACTGGGTGACCTCCACCTGGACCATCCATTTCTTTATTGATAATTTCAACCTTGTGTTTCTTTAAGAATTTAAGAAAGTCTTTATTATCTGGATCCATTGCATCCATTTCAACAGTTGCTTCGCAAATTGCTCCTTCATTAACACTAATTGCTGCTAATGCTCTCTTACCAAAACTAGAAAGTGAAATACCGTCTTCTGATACGTTAAAGTACTTTGCATTTCTGCGTGTCCATTTTGAAGTGTCTTTTGAAAACTCTTTAAGAATATTATTAAACTCTTCTTGAGTTATTTTACCATCCTTAATTGCTTCAAGTATTTTATTTCTAACTCGAGCATTCTTACCAACTTCTACGGCTGGGTGGTTTTCAGTGTATCTTCTCTTAAGGGTAATCTTCTTTCCCTCATTGATAAAATCTTGAAAATTCATATTTAGTGATTATTTTGTTTTTTTATATATCTTTCTTTAAGAATTGAGAAAAAGTAAGCAGTGTTGATTCTTCAATCGGACTATCCTGCGTCTTTAACTTTTGATGATTTAAGTATGTTTTAAATGGCATCACGCTTGATTCATTACTCTTTAACATCACTATTCCATCAATTTTCTCTACAATTGCGTTAATTTGCCCCATTAAATCAGCATTAATAATATCAGTCTCTTTGGTTCGCATTTTTCTAAAGGAACCAAGTGCAATTTGATAGAGTTCAGAAAGAACTTTATTACTTACAAATTCAATTGTCTTTTCGTTTTTAATAAATCTAGTGTTTAACCCAAATTCTGGACGATCGCTAAAATCAGCAGAGTTAAAACTAACACCGGCATATTTAGATGCATTTTCATTGACGTATGCATTAAATACATTTGAAATTAATTCAATATATCTTTCATCTGCTTGATCTGATTCAAGCTTAATGTTATTAATATCATAATCACTAAAGAATTCTACTAGATCAAGTAACGAAATCTGGTAAGTGTCGCTTGGTTTTCTCTCTTCATTAACACTTTTTCTATCTTCGCTAAGTTTAAAATTCTTAACAGTTTTACCGTTGAAGAAGTTAAGAACTAGGCAATCAATTTCACCATCTAAATCTTCATTAAGAGCAGTTTTACTTAGTGAGCTATTAAAAATGTTATATGCTCTTCTAGTAAAGCTAAGAGATTCATATGCCTTCTTTCTTTCTCCTTCACTCATTTCTAGAAGTTTAACTAATTCATCCTTTTGGTGAGAATCTAAAACTCCTTTAAAAACAACCTGTGGTCTTTGTACCTCTAATTTATCTGCCCATTCAAAAAGAATCTTTGGGTCTCTAATTACCTTTTTAATTAGGGTATGATCTGCTGGATTCATTACTTGAATATGCGTCAAGATTAATCCGTTAGTCGGAGTTTGGTCATATTTTATATCAATTGTCTGGTTGTCGGTCATGTAGTCAAAACCAAACTTCCAGTCAAGAGGCATTGTTGACTTTACATCATCGTTAATTGATTCAAAATACTTAATTGCATTTTCATAGTATTTTGCAAGTGTACGATCAACCTTATCAATTGGTTTCTTTTTACCACTCTTAAAATATAAATAATCGGTTGATGTTTTCTGAACATGAAACGAAGAAGCCTGTACTTTTTCAGTAACAACACATGGAGACTTTAACATCTCCATAAATTCTTCTCTATTTGTTGATTCAAAATATGTATGTAAGCTTTGTAATGCCATATCTTTTATTATTTAGCCATGTCTTCTGGTAACGGCAGACCTGACATTCCCAATTTAACTTCAAATTCTTTAAAGATTTCATCCCTTTTTTCAGGGAACTTAAACATTGCTGAGTTAATTAAGTCTCTTAGACTTTCATAAGTCATTAAATCACTTACCTTTGCACCGGTAAAAAGAAGGTCTGCAATCTCTTCCGGTACTCTTGTAATTTCCTTATCGAATTCTTTTAGTAACTTTGCGTTTTTAACTAATCCGCGTTTTCCAACAAATGATTTACGAACTTTAACAACTCCTTGATTTAGTCTAACAACAAATGCTTCGTATTCTTTTGTTTCTCCCTCTTCAGTTTGGTCTAAGATTTCAACAAATGACTTACCAATTGCTGCCATTAAAAGGATGTTTCTATATGCACCTTTATACTTTGACTCGTCCTTTGTGAAATCTGGAGAATGGTACATAAATCTACTCCAATTAATATCTCTTGATAACATTAAGTCAACCTGTCCTACTCCATTATTTGCTTTACCATCAATTGGTGCTGCAATTGATACCTGCTGAAACCCTACAGCCATTGAGGTGTCTAGTCCTTTTGACTTCAATAAATCATTCATATCGAAAAGAACTTTACCGAGTGAAGTATCTAAATGTCCTGCAATCTTATCTGCTGAAACCGCAATATCAATGTCTCCACTAGTCTGTCCTGGATTCTTCTTTCCAGCACTACCAATAACTGCAGCATCCTCTCCGATACCATCAATTCCAAGGTGTGGAAATACGTTTTTCTCGATCCATGCTAGGGTACCTGCAACCTCATCCTGTTCAAATGGTCTGGACTGTGCGATCGCATTACCACTTTCAACTACGAAAGATTCTGGAAGTGGTTTTTTGTCAGCATATCTTAATTTGTTGTACCATTGATTAGATAGTATATAGTTAGCTGCAAAGTCTTTTAGCTCTTTTTCACTACCAAATCTTACACCACCCGCTTCAATGTCGTGACCTTTATAATAGAGATTGTAGTTAGCACCTCTTGAATCCTCTTTAGTCTTAAGGTAAACAATATCGTCGTTGCCAATATATTTGTCAGGCATTTTGCCTTCACTTATAAACTGCTCAAATAATTTAACGTATCTCATTATATGTGTTTTCTTAATTTGTCATAGTATTTATAAAGATATTTCGGCACCATCTTTTCGAATGCTTCTCTATCATCATTTGCAAGTGCTTCTCTAGTCTTAGTTCCACTTGGACCACCTTCGGCTCTTGCATCTACCATTTCTAATTTAAAGTCAGGATGTACTACAGTATCGGTCTTATCACTAGTAACATATTTAATCTGTGGTGTGTATGCCTTGATTCTGTCGCTTCCAGCTCCGACTCCAACAGTCTCATAACCCTGTTCTCTTAAGAATCTAACAAACCAAGGAATAACTGTTCTACCATAACTATTCGGGTAGATAAAGAAATCTGCGATCTCTTTTTCATTTTTAGCAACCTCTTGTCCAATTTGAAGTAAAAGGCTTTCTGGGAATGGAGACTCTTCACGCTTTGAAACTATTTGCATAGCAACAACTGGCTTACCGAAGATTTTGGCAGCATTCTTAAGCGCTGCGATATGTCCATTATGGAATGGCTGAAATCTTCCAGGCATTACTACAACTTCAGTACCCTCAATTGGTTGAGTTACGTCAGCCTCGTTAATGAATTGTTCAAATAGTTTAATATGTTTCATAATTAAAAGTTTGGGATTCCCATTATTTTTAGCTTCATTTATATTTTATCTAAAACCTTAACATTGGGTTCTTCGTAGGCAATGGATGTTGCTGGGTATTTTTTAAACAATTCTTTAAATATTTTTAATGATTTTTCAAATGATTTTTTTGTTAATTCAACTCCTAACTGTTCTAATCCTGTATCAAATACATTAGCTATAGATAAATGATAAGTTCTACCCGTTCTCTGTGCTTGTTTGATGAGTGCATTTTGTTTTGATTTAATAGAATCGTACGCATTCTCAGCAATTTCTTCTAGAGACATGTCCCATGTTATATCTTCATCTGAGTACTGTATTTTTGAAATAGATTCAACTACAGCTAAATTCTCATCTAATAGAGAATCTCTATATGTGTAATAATCTTTTCTAAGTTCACTTGAGATAGACTCATTAATAAACTGTTCAAATAGTCTTACGTGTTTCATAATTAATTAATCTATTGTTCCAGAGGTTCTACCTCTTTTTTTATAAAAATCTGTGATTGATTTTGCGTATGAACCAAATCCTTTGCTCCAACCGTCTACTAGTTCTGACATTTGGTCTTCAGTTAACCAGGTTGGATTAGAATTACCATCGAAAATATACACCTCAACACCAGCTGTCCAGCTTCTAGTTTCTCTAAATCCTAATTTACTAAGAATTTGTACTGGCATATGGTGACCTGCAACTTGCGCAACACCAAAAGGTTTGTTTGATTTTGGATCATAGTCGAAATGAATCACGTCATATTGACTACCACCTTCTAATTGGTAATATTTACCATTCATTGAAGCTCCTCCATTAGGTGGAGTTAATTTACCTGACTTTTCAAGTGCAGCAAATAACTTTGATATTGCTTCATTAATATATTGCTCGAATAGTTTTATGTGTTTCATTTTACTCCTTATCTTTTATATGCTAAGATACTTCTAATTTGATGAATTGGTGCAAAAATACCAGTGTACTTATAAACTTTGCCTTTATACACAAAGGTTATACCTTCGGTTGGTACAATGTTTTCTAATCCACCTACTGCAGCAACTCTACTTAACTCATGTTCTAATTTTTCAACATCAGTAGCATCACCATTCTTTTTGATTGTATTAATTGTATCTTCAATCTCTTTTCTCATCTGTTCTCCAGCCTGTGTTGGATTTGCTGACAAGAAAGCCTCCATATGCTTCATCATCTCTGTCCCAACCTCAAGGAAAAGATTTTCAAGAGGAGCATAGATCTTTTTCTTAATCATTTTACCCTCTTTTTTCTCAAGATCAGTGTACCACTTAGCGTTATCTCCAAGATCCGCCTTAATTTGACGAGCATTATAACTCTTGTCAATGTCTCCAAGTCTTCTTGCTAAACCTTCAACAGACTCTTCTGGAATGGTAACTCCATCCCTTTTAGCTAATTCCTGTACCATGTTTTTAGCTGCACCCATTACAAAGTCCTGAACTGTTGAGTCCAGTGTAATTCCAGCATCTTGCATGATCCCTTTTAGTTTGTCATTATAATACTTTGCTCTTGCTTTAGTATTCTTAAATGGCTTAATAGGAATGTCCTGTGGTCCACGAACATAGAACATTTCTTGAGCGGCTGCATTTGCATCAGCAATCATCCTTCCAAGATCACGCCCGGCTTGTTTATCCTCTCCAACTACATTGCCGTCCTCATCATATTCTACAATACCATGGAAGACTAATAGGTCTTGGCCATAAGGAACTGTGTTTTGCGTAACTGGCGTCATAATCTCAACGCTTGCGAATTTCTTACCCTCGTCAAACATCCTTTCTTTATCCGCCGGAGAAAGTGCTCCAATTGAATTTTGAAGATCGCGCATTGCTGCATTATATGCAATTTCAATGTCTCCTCTGTCTTTAAATTTTGCGGCAAGATCAGCTGCTGTCATTGCTTCTGCTCCGGCATTTTTAAGATGGCTCTTATTTCTGGCAGCAATTAATTGACCATTCTTCCATGAAATTGAAAGTTGCTGACCATCTGTCTTTTCTTGCACGAAGTTTTCTGGGCCAAATGCACCTTCAACTGTAGAGTCAATCATCTCCTTAACGTCCTTCATTGTTAGACCTAGGTCCTCGAATGGATGTGTTAAGTGACCATATGCTCCACCTTCGTTAATAGATTCGAGCCCAGTATCCCTGAGCTCTCTTTCTGTTAAAAATTGTTCGTATGTAAATAGTTTTTTCATCTTATCCTAAAGAAGATTGTAGCATTCCAACACATGCTCCGTAGTCATCTCCGCATTTATCTAAAATACCGTCGACTACCTCCTGTGCTTTTGCTTCATCAAAGTCTTCTCCAAATGCTTTTTGAAGTACGGTGAATGCATATTCTTTAAATTCATCAGCTGACTTGATTTCAGCTTCAGTAACCGCTGATTCTCCAGCAAATTCTTCTGCATTCTCTTTGTCATCCTTATCTACTCCGGTAACTTTGTACTTTTTACCATCAACTTCAAATTCATCTTCTCCGTCTGCAATTGCCTTAGCTCTTGCTGCTCCAAATTCATTACCTTCAAGGATTCTAGCCTCCATAACTTCTCTACTTTCAAATTGAGCATGGAAATCAGCTACTAACTGCGCTGCCATTTTTTCATGTCCAATAGAATCTAGGTAAAGTGCAGTTCCTTCAACGATTCCAAGACCTCCCCATTCAGCAGCATTTGAAATTCTAGAAGCCTCATCATAAAGAGCATCTTGAATTCTCTTTGCTGAAACTTTAGCTTCAATATTTCCAAGTCCGCTTACCTTTGTTACGATTGGAGATAGTGCACCTTTAATATGTTTCATAATTGCATTTCCTTCTCTAGAGAAGTTAGCGTCTTCCATCGCAGCTTGGAAAAGAACTTTAATTGCTCCAAGTTGCATATTTTTACCATCTACTAAACTTGTGTATGTCTTACCAAATAGATGATTATATTGAGTCACTACTTTCTTAGCCGTTCTTCTGCTTTCAATTGGAAAAGAACCAACAGCTTCATTAATCTCAACTGATTCAAAAGCTGGCTTTAAATCACTATCTTCATAAGTGTCTAACATGTACCATTCTCCGTCGCGCTCATCATATAGATAAATGTACTCTGCCCAAGAGTCTTTAGCATTGCCAATAAAGTTTCTAATGCTACCAACATTACCGGTTAGGGGTTCATCTCCATCGTTGTAATAATTAATCTTCTTTGGGTCAGCTTCTAGTCCAGATCCAGCTCCATTTTGTAAAACTACATCAACATTCTTTCTTTTTGAACCGCTGTAGCCCTTTTGAATTAAGGGTAGCATATTTTCTGGATAACCATCATAGTGCATGTAAACTGCTTCGATGTCTCCTTTTCTATTAATTTTACCAAAGAAAGAACGTGTTCCCTCTGTTACTAATGAAAGCGACTCATTTAGATCAGTACCTTCAAGTCTTGAAAAGAACTCTCCTCTTTTTTCTTCGTCTAGTTCAGATACTTTCGTAACTCCATATTCTGCTAATAGATCTTTAAAACTACGTGCAGTTTCTTCTCTAGCTTCTGTTTGTTTTGCTACTTCTTCTGCTGCTAATTTTTCAGCTTTTAATTTTGTGAAGTCTTCAAATGATTGTAATCCAGCCATTATATTATTTTATTTTTTGATTATGTCTGTTCTTTTATATATCTCCGTCAAATTTAACCTTTTTAATGTCGTATTTGAACTTTTGTTCTTTATAGATTTTTTGACGAGCTTTTGCGTGTCTTATTAGATAATTATCCCAATCCGGTGAGCTAATATCATCAACAAAGTCAATAATCGTAACACTGTCCTTTGATTCATGCTGTCTTAGTCCACGTCCAATCGATTGTCTAATTATTACTTCACTTTTAAACGATTCCGTAAAGAAGATATTGTGAATCTTTTTAATTGAAATACCAGTCGAGAAGGTACCATAACTTGCAACAATAACAACTTCTTCTCCCTCTTCCATTTTCTTTTTATATTCCTCACGGATGTCCTTATCTGTTCCACCATCAACATAGTAAACAGTCTTATCACTTTCCTGTCGAAGCTTTTCATATATCTTCTGACCATGTTCAATGCGGTGGAAAAGTACAAGGGAATTGCCTCGTACTCTGGAAATAATGTTACAAATGAAGTTGAGACGGCCTTCCGACTGAATGATGTAATTTTGTTCAAATTTAAATACGTCTTTGCTTTCATATTTATTAAATGCCATTTCCTTAAAAGCTTCTTTTGTCTTTTCAGGAGCATAGTCCATTTCAATAACCTTTACACGACACTGTGCAATATGTCCCTCATTCTGAAGAAAATTTGCGCTTACTTCGGTAATTAATGGACCTGTATAGGCCATCAGAGTTAAACGATCCAGAGTTCCAGACTTTGGTATAGTACCGGAAAGGCCATATCGATAGTCGGCATTTTTACACTTCGATAGGATCGTTTTAATTGACTGTGATTTTGCCTTGTGTGTTTCGTCAATAATCACAGCATCAAATTGGTCAAAATATTCTGCCTTCTTTTTAATTAGGGACTGATAGGTACCAATCACTACATTTCTACCAGCTCTGATCTTTTGACCACTATAAATTTGCTGAATCTTGATGTTTACCTGGTTACGATAGTTATAATCCATAAAGTCCTCACTTGCTTGAATTACTAGTGAGACGTTTGGTACAATAAACAGGATTTTTTCAGCCTTTTGTTTCTCTAAAATATATGCAACTGTTAAGAATGAAATTAATGTCTTACCAGCAGATGTTGCAAGTTCTGATAGACACTTTCTAAATTTTAATATGTTATATGCAGCATCGATTTGATAATCACGAGGAGTAATATCTGAGTCCTCAAAGAAGTCAAGAGCCCACTTTTCAAAAGATTCTGCAGTAATATCTTTATCAAATAGTTCAGTGATACCATTAATCTTTAATTCATATCGATACTCTTTACAAATATCGAAAACCTCTTTCCAAAGACCTGCCGGAATCCATTTGTCATCCTTTACATATGAAATATAACCATCCCAAACCCCCTTCTTGACAAGTGGATTAAATCTCCACGAGTCAATTCTCTTTGTCAATGATATATTCAACTGCTCGAGTTCTAATGAAGTAGCATCATCAATTCTAAGTAGTTGCTTATTTTCTGTTAAACTGAGCTCCATTCATGGCACAGTCTTTTTATTTACCTTACAAGTCTTTAATCGCTAACCTGTTTCGGATGGCAAATCCCATATTATCTAGGGTTTTTACCGATTCCTTGAAAAAGTCTAGTTGATTTTCAAGGTGTGAGAGTATTGCATTTTCATCTGCTAAATCAGACTCGATAAATCGCTCTTTTTGCTTTTCACCAAGTTTATAATCATACTCATAGTAACGTAGATATGCCTCTCTGTATCGATCGTTTATCTTACGTTTCTGATCTTTGATTTTCACATTAATATATGCAATGTGGTCAATCATTTTTTGTCGGTTAGATAACACCATCGCAATAGTGTCTTCCATACCGTTTATGTATCTTAGTGATTTTGCAAGGTCCTGGATTTTAGAGGTCCATTCTTCTCGCTGATCACTTAATTTCTTATCCAGTGCTAGGATCTTTTCTTTATTTGACATCTATATTATGTGTTAAAACAGTCCTTTACCTTTATTCTTCTTCTTAATGAACTTTGATACCTTTAACTTCTTTTTAAACTTCGGTTCTTCAATATCAATCTTAGGGGCCTTATGATCGTATTCAGCAGAGCTAAAACCAATAATGGCCTTCATCCCTTTAAACCGGTCACGGTCCCTGTAAAAATCATCAAGATCCTTGTCTACCATCTTTGTTATTTCTTCTATACGTACCATAGATCCAATTGACTTGATGTGAAATACTCGTCCATCCTTTTAATAGCTGGATTCTTTAATTCAAAACATTTAATTACTAAGTCGTTTAGATCCTTTATATCATATGTATCTAATTTATTATCTTTTAAAAATTTAGACCACATAAATACAGCTCTGCCCTTCTTTAGTTTTTCCATCATCTTTTTCTTACCTGTTTCGTCATTATCAAACATATAACGAACGGTTGCCATTTGATCGAACTCTTCAGTGTTTCTTCCGGCAGTTGCAAGTGCAAGACTATTAGTCATAAACTTAGCATCGATCGGTCCTTCAAAAATAGTAACTGGTCGTTGGAAATTAATTTGCATAATTCCAAATAGTGTCGACAGTTTTGTTATCTTTTCAAGCTCTTCTTTGCTAACTTCTAATTCCTTACCTAGCTCTTCATATAATTTTGGAAGGTCATATGTTAGGTATCTTTGTCCCTTTCCTTTCATTCTTCGACTTTGTGCCGACATAATCTTGCCATCACTGGTAAAGTTAAGAATCCAGAGACGGTTGTCTCTTGGACTAAATAGGAACTCTTCACTTTTTTTATGAAGTAGTCTTCCTTTTAGATAGAGCCAAATCCAATCACCGGGTTCTATTTCTCGGGCACCAAAGCCCTTTTTGAATTCTTCAATAGGTATTGCTAAATCACTTACACTTTGAAATACGGAGTGTGTTAACGTATCGGCCTGTGAAGTTACAGACCTGTTGTGTTTGATATAGTCAATAATAGTAAATGAATCCTCTGAACTGGGAAGTCTTACCTCATTCTCACGGAGAAGAGTTTTAAGGTCAGTGTGATACCCACAGTTATAACAATGATATTGAAGAGTGTCCCAGTACATGTTACCCCTCTTCTTTGTATCATCATTATGCGAATCCCCACAATAAGGACATGCCATAGTAATTCTACCAGGCATGTCCTTTAGCATTTGCTTGTTGGGATTTGAATGTGCTGTTAGACATACGTCCTTCAGCGCTTTCATAATCTTTAATCTAAGCTCTTCAGTAAGCTGTGGATTAGATGTCGAGGTCATCTAGGAAAGAATCTAGATCATCATCACTTGAAACTTCAGTGGTTGAAGATTCTACAGTTCCAGCTGTTTCTGCAACTTTCTCTTTTTTCGGAGCAGCTTTCTTAGTCTCTTTTTTCGGAGCTGAAGAAGTTACTTCAGAGATTGCATCACCTGGATTTAGATACATCTTTAAAATTCCATTTACGAAATCACGAGTTTCACCATCCCATGCTTTGTACTCATAAGCTGCAAGTGAAGGTGCGCTTTCTAGTTCTTCTTTAATTGCAGCCATTGACTCTTTAGTACGTTCTGCTGGAGAACCATTTACATCAATTGCTGAACGAGAAGAAGAGAACTTCGACTTATCATAGTTATTATATTCACCTTGACGAGTAATAATTAACTCAAAGTTTTTACCTTCAAATAGGTCAAATACTTGAGTTGGTTCGCCAAAGTCTGGTTTCAATTCTGCGTCAATTTTCTCTTTGATCTTGTAACCGAACTTGTAAATCATGTAAGTTCCTTCCAAGTCTGGATTCTGTGGATCCTTAATAATCTTAATTAGAGAATAGTATTGTTGACGTCTTTTAAGTTTTTCTGATGCTTTACGATCAACTGCTGAATCAGAGTTGCGAAGCTTCCAGAATACGTCTGCGATTGGGCATTTTTCACCAATTGAACTTGGAGAATCTACCAATTTACCGTCACCGTTTGAGTCTGTCAACCAGTGTACGTATTTTTGAACTAGAGAATTACGAGGATTCTCTGGATTTGGAACGAAGCGAATTAATGCTTTGTAAGTTCCGTCTTTACCGTCGTCAGCCGTTGGTTTATAAACCTCGCTAACTGTGTTTGTTGTGGGCTGATGCGTTTCAACGTCTTCTACACCCAAATTAAAAATGTCAAAATCTGCCATGTCTTTAATTTTCCTTTAAATTTTTGTTAAACTGTTAATTATATACTTCTAAATGACAATGTTTCACTATACTCAAAAAATCATCGCATCAATTAAAAACCTATCGCGGTTAGCGTAGTCATAGAACTGACCCTTATTATTTTTGATGTGATGAAACGTGAATAATAATTATCCATCATCATATATTATATATCCCACGAAAGGTTTGTTTCAACCTTACCTGGGACTTATTTTATATTTTTTTATGTGATTATGAAACAAAAAAGGAATGCTTGCATAAAACCTTTAAGTTCTTTGAAGGAGAGATAAGGTTACTTGAGCGGCGGCTTAGAAATCATAGCTGCTAGGAAGAAAGCATCGACTAGGTCGTCAATAGGTTTAGGGATCTTTTTCCCAAAGTCTTGACCCTTGATCCACTCATAAAAAGGACTCTTCTCGAGATTTTCGTCCCCTATTCCATTATTAAAAAAGACTTCAAAGAGCTGAGACTTATTCATGTTTCCCTTCCCAGCAAACTTCTTTATCGTGGTTGGAGCAGCAGTCTGTAGATCTTCTGGTTTCAGGGTCTTTAAGAGCTTTAACTTGAGAATAGCGGCTCCGGCTGCCATATCAATCATGTTATTAGTTCCCATCTTTGACCCATAACTGGTCCCTTCAAATGCAATTGTAAATGAGTCTCCTACAAAAGATTCCTGTAAGACAAGATTAATTATATCGTCTGCCATTCGATCGTATCTTTTAATCTTTGCAAGCTCTGCACTTGAGAACTCTTCATCATTACTAAAATCTGGCTGACTAACAAGAGTTACGTCCTTTAGGAGACCTATCTCTTCTTGGAGTTTCTGGTCATTCTTGGTCCCAGTCCCTGGTTTCATGTATGCTATAAAATGATACTTTTTACTTTTATCATTATAGATACAAATTCCTGGAGAATTAAGCGAAAAATCGACTGCTAAGTAATTCATTATACTTTTTTACCAAGTGCAGATCCTAAAGCGGCACCTACAAGTCTTGAAGTTAATAAATCATATAGAATTCCTTTTTGAATACCGAGAACTTTAGCAATCATTTTACCAACCGTCTTACCAAGGGCAAATCCAGCTAAACCACCAAAAATAGAACCTAATAGACCTTCATTAGTTACCTCTTCATTAAATCTATTTATGTCTAATTCTCCGTGTTCGTTTGAATATTCTAACATGAATTGTTCAAGAGCAGCGTCTACTTTTTCTTCTAACTCATCGGTCCATTCTTCCTGTAGGCCCTCTGTCAGGATTCTTAGATCCTCTTCAGTTACCATTTGTTCAGAAAGGTACTCGTTAAATGTCTTAATTGTATTGCTCATAGTTATTGTATTTCTAACTCTATATTTATCTTATTATAAAAGAATGTCACTTCGAATGTACTAAATTCAGCAATGTTTTCGCTCATATTTAAATTTAGCTCATTAATTGAGTTCATAATTGGATTCTCAAACTTAAAATAGGCAACACTAGCCCCTTCAGCATCAAGTACCCTCATTGTTAAATCTTGAGTAAATGCCCTTTTAGTCGACCTAGCATAATAATATAGAAGAGTGTCTTGCATAATCCAATAGTTAATAAAACCATCGAGTAGTTGCATTGTTACTGTAAACTGACGCTCTACTGTATTTTGAATCGGTACAGCCCCTCTATGATACCTAATTGTACCATCATTGTCCTGCTGAGTTACTGGATCGAAACTTATTCCAGGAACATTTAGACCTTGAATTGAGTAATTAATAAAGTCAATCGGTTCAGCAAGAAGGTTTCCAGGAATCTTTTCTAAATAAGCCTTGTACTTATTAGCAACCTCCTCTGGAATAAACTTTCTCGGAAACCTAAAGTCGTATGTATTATTTCTACTATTTAAGATCATTATTCAACTGTAAATCTTCCTTTAATAACTGCCGTCTCTTCACTGCCGTTATCTAATCCAATATAGAATGTTCTTGAGGCCATTCCTCTAATCTGAGCAGCGTTTCCTTCATCTACTTTAAATAGGATTTCTCCGTTACTCATATCTATATCCTTACTTGGTATATGGTTAAACTTTTTGCGAACTTTACCATCTACAAAGTTAAGAGTCATATTTTCAACTGATGTAAAATCAAGAGCTTCAAAGTCATCTCCATTTTTTCTAGCTATCTTAAACTTGAAGTATGATGTCATTGGATAGATTCCAATTTCAAGGTTTTCTGAAGTTACAAAATTAGAATTGCTAAAATATCTGTCATTAACCTCGTTTAATTGACCTAAATCAGTGATTGAAGCCTCTGCTGGATTTGAAGTTGCGACAACATTATATCTTTCAATAAATGTCTTAATTTTCTTCGTAGTTCTTGGAATAGTCGCAGCGATTGCGTCTCTAACGCTTCTATTTCCAGAAAGGTTCGGTAGAGTATTAAATACCTCAGTAGTTGAATTATTTCCAGAAATATTTATAGCTCCTAATTTTTTACCATATTTTGCAGCTTGGTTTAAGGTTAAACTAGCCCTTTTTACAATTTGAGTATTATCGGTCTCGTTATAAATTCTCATCGTTACATCAATTGAAAAATTAACCGCAACATTAGAGTTCATAATAACCGGACGGTATAGAATTGGAGTATCAAAATCTTCAGCTTGTGTAAATGTCGTATCAAATGTCTTAATTTGACTTAACCCAACCTGTTCATATGTCTCAACTTCATATAGGACAACTATGTCATCTGAACTTGTATTGATTCTATTTAAGATATATGCCTCAAAAGCACTTGCACTACCATCGCGTTCTCCATAAATTTTAAAGTAGTCTCCATCATCTGCATCCTCTACAACTACCGTAAAGTCTTGGAATTCATCCTCTCTTGCGATTGTAAATGCATTTTCTTCTCCTAATTGAATGTAATCAAATCCAGATTCGGTTGAAATTCTATCAATTAGTGTAAACTTAATTCCATAATTTGAGGTTGGATCCAGATCTGAAGACCCTTGAGTTCCATCACCGTAAAAGAAATCATTAAATTCTGGGTTCTGGTTACCAATAATTGTAGGAACCTTAATTTCAATAAATTTAGCAAAAAGAGTCTCTCCTAAAACAAACGGCTTAGGATTAGAAATCTCATAGTTACTTTGATTTAAATAGACTAATTGCGTTAAATTGTTTTGAACTCCACTAGTTCTATCGGCTAAAACTTGGAATAAAAAACCTTCATATCCTCTACTCGCAAAATTATATCCACTTCTTAAGTGTAGTCTAATTGAATCATATCTAATAAAGTTTATTGCATTAAATGCAGCTGCTTGTGAAGATATTAGATCGGCCTCATTACCACCATTCCAGTCTTCATTGTTATTAATGTAGTTAAAAGTTTCATATGCTCCAGTTGAATCATATCCAAGTAGAGCCCATTTTGTAGCATCATCTGGAGTTTTAACAGCATGGAACCGACCCTTTAATTGATTAATGTCATTTCCAGTGTCCTCATCTGGCGTTGCAAAAAGTGGATTGGCTTTTTCGCTAACGTTTATAACACCACCTTTTAATAGAACAGAGGTATCATTGTATTCATACGATACTGTACCAAGTGTGTTTGGTGTGAAAGTACCAATTTGATTAGTTGCAGAATAACTATAAATTCCTAAGTTTCCAGTGATTGTAAATTTAGTTGGATCTGGTAATGCACTTAAATCAAACTTATAGGTCTTTCCTACCTGTAATAATAACTTTCTTGCTGCAAATCCCTCAACTGCAAGATAACCAAGACTAGAAGTAACATCAAAATTAACAACGTCTCCTCCAAGTTCGTGTATTAAATGTCTCTTTGAGAATGAAACACCATCAACCGTATCGAGAACCTTAATCTCGCTACCATTATCATCGACTTCAATGTCGTAAGCCGTTGGGTTTGATTGATCGTGATAGATGAACTCTAAAAGTACATCTTCATCGATTCTAAAGTATG